GACGCTGATCTGAGTAAGGCGTTGGACGCCTCAGACGAGCTAGGCGGCTGGCGTAACGAACTACGCAGCGAAGCCATGCGGCGTATTATGAATATGGACCGCATCATCGACGGGTATAAGGTGGTGAAGGCGCGCAAGCAGCGCACGGTACTGGACCCCCTCAAGCTGATCCAGCGCGTATGGGATGAAATGGGCATTGAGTGGGCGCGGCGTATGCTGCCTGACCTAGCCTGGGTTCCCAACCTACAGCCTACGCTGCCGGAAGCTTTAAAGTGTATTGGCACGCCCAAGCACATTGAAGACGTTATTAAGCAATACGCCCGCCAGAATAAAATGAAGCGGGGTGAGTGGAAAACCCTTTACGATACCATCGTGGGGGCGTATATTCGAGAAACCAACAGCGGCCTTACATTGGAAAAGGCCATTGATGGCAGGCCAAGCCATAGACGCGGCTCTGAGTTTGGCTCACTACAACAACCGCCAAGCAGCACAACAGTACTTTAAAACAGCAAAGGATACTAAAGGTGACTAAGCCCTATACTGACCAGCCCAACGGAAAACCAATCTTCAACGAGTTCATTACGCCCGTTGGTAAGGTCGTACACTGCTACCACGATAAGCCCCAACTCAACACTACCGAGAAAACGAACCTCCCGGTACTCGACGAGAATGGCATCCAAAAGGCAGACTTTAAAGTTACCCTGTGGTGGTCGAAGTCTGAACTGAACAGCACCCTTATCACTCTCCGTACGCTCGCTGCGACTACGCGCGATCAAGCTTGGGGACCGGGTGCGGCGACGGACAACTGGTTCCGCCTTGAACCGTTCCTGCGTGATGGGGATAGTCCTGAACACAACACTATGAAGCGCGAGTACTTGTTCGGCGGCGTCTATCTCAATTTCAAGACTAAAGCCATCCCGACCCGTCACGCTACGGGACAAGTGACCTACGCGGGCGCTCCCGGCCTTATTGGCCCCCACAACGAAGACCTACTGCCTACCGATATGTACGCTGGCTGTATGGCCCGTGTTTCCGGCATCATGTTTGGGACCGAGTATTCCGGTCGCAATTTCATCAGCGTACGCCTCAACAATATCCAAAAGGCCGCTGACGGGGAACGCATGGGCGGGGGCGGTAAGCCGGACGCGAAAAAGCAATTCGATCCCCTCGCCACCGCGCCGGAAGGTGGCTTCGGTACGACCGTCCTTTAAAGTGTACCTCTCGGAACCAAGTACTGAACGCTGGAAGACCCTACCCGGCTTTGAGCTACGGTACTTGGTTTCCGATCAGGGGCGTGTACTTTCATTCGTACGTGAGTGGAAGATACTCAAGCCGAGCGCCAGCCCTAGTGGACACCTTACATTATACCTGCAAGGCGGTATATACAAAGGCGTACATGAGCTAGTACTGTTGGCGTTCGTCGGCCCTAGGCCCCCAAAGATGGAGGCGAGGCATTTAAATGGCATACCGAGCGATAACCGGCTTAGTAATTTAGAGTGGAACACCCGCAGCCGGAATAACCTCGATAGGCGAAACCATAAGCGCAAAGTACTAGCATGGCCGAACCTCTAAGAACGCACATAGATTGGGAAAGCCGTAGTCTCGTTGACCTACTGAAACTAGGTGAACATGCCTACGCGCGCCATTTCTCGACCACGCCATTGATGCTTACTATCGGGACAGCGCCCAAGGGGCAGCAACCGACGTTTGATACTATCGACTTCTTTAAAATACCCGGCTACGCGGAAAGCCGATACCCCAACCGGCAAGAGGGCGATCCGCTACTTAATTCCTTTAAAGTACCATGCCCGCCAGCACTGCTCGCGGCGATTGAACGGGGCGACGTGATCGTCGCCCACAACGCCCGTTTTGAGCAAGCCATATGGTATTACATTTGCCATCTGGATTGGGGCTGGCCCATGCCCGCCAATTGGTCCTGCACCGCTGCTAGAGCGCGGTACTACGGTATTCGCGCCAGCCTAGACGGAGCCGCTAGTGACCTTGAAGTACTGTCGCAGAAAGACGCTCGCGGTAAGCAATTTATCAACGACTTCTGCAAGCCCCGCAAGTACCAAGGCCCTAAGAAAGATAACATCGTTAAAGAACTTTGGTACGAGCCGCATCAGAACCCAGCCGGGTGGCAAGCGGGTATCGAATACTGTACTACTGACGGTATGGCCGAGGCGGACGTTGACGCCATACTCCCCGACCTGCCCCCGTTTGAGCAAGCGGCGTGGCTTTGGGACTTCGCCATCAATACGCGCGGCGTACCTATTGACCTTGAGAGCGTCGAACGAGCCATAGCGTACTCCGAGCACTTCACGCTTGAGAGCGAGAAACACTTTAAAGAGATCACCGACCTGCGGCCTACCCAGCGCGACCGGGTACTGGAATACCTGCAACAGCGCGAGGAAATCGCTGACCTGGGCGACCTGCGGAGTAAGACTTTAAAGCGCCTAGTGACTGCCGACTTCCCCGAAGACCTACGCGACGCCATCAACATACGCCTGGACAACTCCCTGGCCTCTGTAAAGAAGCTGGTTACTATGGCGCGGGTGACGGACCCGCTGGATTGTAGGGCGCGCGGCGGTCACTTGTACGGCGGGGCGCATACGATGCGCTGGTCCCACAAGCGCGTACAGACCGGCAACATGAAGCGGTCGGACCCCGAAGTCCTGGCCCAAATGTTCGCCTACCTCACCGGGAACACCTGGGGTGCCCAACCGGAGAGCCCGCTAGGCGTCCTGGGGGCCTCGCTGACGGCCCGTGAGCGCCTCCCGTGGGTGGATGCAGCCGAATGGCGCTTCTACCGCCCCCTGGCCGCTCTAAGCGTCTCCATGAAGGGGTTCATTCAGGCCATCCCCGGCCATGAACTGATCGACGCCGACTACAGCCAGATCGAAGCCCGCGTACTGGCGTGGCTGGCGCGGTGTATGTGGCTCCTAGACGCCTTCCGCGTCGGGCAAGATCCGTACGTGAAATTCGGTGCGGAACATATGTACAACCGCGCGTATGACGACTGCTTCGAGTTGGTCGGGAACAAGCGGCAAGTACGGAAAGACTTTAAACGTCAGCGCCAGATCGCCAAGTCAGCCGTGCTGGGCGCGGGGTTCGGCCTTGGGAAGCGCAAGTTTGTTGAGTACTGCGACAACTCCGACCTGATTATCACGGAAGCCGAGGCGGATATCACGATCAGCGCGTACCGCGCAGCGCACCCGGAGATTGTCGCGTTTTGGTCGCGCGTGGAAGCCTGCGCCATCGGGGCGACGGCGAGCCCCGGCCAACGCTTCGCCCTGGCAGGTACGGACGTGAGTTTCTATACTTGGCACATCGACGCAGAACGGTACTGGCTAGTGTGCGAGCTACCGAGCGGACGCTGCCTGTACTACTACCGGCCCAAAATCCAGCTACAGCAGTACTACGGCAAGGTGAAGGATCAGCTTACCTTCCGTACCGAGTGGGTGGGCCGGTCGTACCGGGAAGCCACGTACGGCGGGAAGCTTACCGAGAACATCGTACAGGCCATCGCGCGTGACGTGCTGGTCGTTGGCGGTTTAAAGGCCGAGGCGGCTGGATACCCGACGATCATGCTGGTACACGACAGCAACGTGACCATGCCTTTAAAGGGCCACGGCTCTCCCGACCATCTGGCGAATGTAATGTGCCAGCCGGAACCGTGGTACACCGATTTACCCGTAGCAGCAGAAGCAAAGAGAATGGATCGCTACCAATGAACAAGCGCATTACTATCCCCGTCAATGTTGGAAGCTTCGTACTTACCGCCATTGAGCAGGCCAACGAGGGGCGGGAGTGCCATATGGTGATGATGGTGTTCCCGCTAGAGGCTAACGGCAAGCTGGGTCAGCCCGCGTTCCTGTCCAGCCTGGAACCCGACGTTATGGAAGACGTGGTAGTACAGGTCGCCGGTAACTTCGCCCTCATCGACAAAAGTACTCGCATCATCGACGGAATTGACGAGCAATGAAAATCACCCATACCAACAACGTGTACTCCATGGTTTTAAAGGAACAGGAGTGGTACGGCGGCGACGGCGTTCACCAGGACATACTGCGCGCCCAGGCCCAGGTTGACGCCCAGGAACACGGCTGCCGCTACATCAGCATCATGGTGGAGCCCGACGCCGTACTGTCTATCTCGCCGGTCGCGGGGCGGCATCAGGTGTGGCGTCATACCTTCCCCACGACCACGGAGGAGGAGTTGTACGAGAAGCTTCTGTCCCTGGCGGGGCGGTATGTAGGTCCAGACAAGCTTACTATCAAAGAGGCGAGGGCGGTGGCAATGAGGGTGTTCGGATGAGCGTCATAGTACAGATCACGGACAGCGTCGCCGTCGAACACCATGACGCCAACGAGTACCATGTAACGAGCGGTTGCCTGATCGTGCAACACCGGACCCGGCACCGCATGGGCGACTACATCAAGCCCATCCGAGCGTACGCACCGGGGCAATGGCTGACAGCGAGGGTGAACGATGATACGCTTTAAAGTAGGCGAGGTGGTGCAGCAGGGGTTTAGTACGGATACCAAGTATGAAGTCATCCGGGTAATAAAGCTTACCCGGACTTCCGAAATACTATACGAGGTTATCCGCATCCCTGCCTTCACCGATCAACCGCGCGTGTTCCGTCAGGACGCGCTAAACCCGTGGGGGACGACAAGTGCGTGAGAGTAAGGTCGAGGAACGGCTGCGGGTGGGCTTGGAGGGCAAGGGCTTTAAAGTACTCAAGCTCACCTGCCCCGGCACGAACGGAGTACCTGACCGTATGATCCTGCGGCCCAAGTGGTCGCCGGGTCCGCCCTGGTACATTGAGCTTAAAGCGCCCAAGAAGCATGAGGCGCGGTTGCAAGAGATTATCCGCCAAGACTGGCGCGAGCGCGGCGCGCGAGTGCTGAATATGGTTGACACGTACGCCAAGGTGGATGCGCTCATTGACGACCTGTACCATCGTTGCGTACACGAGGCACTTTAAATGTCCCTTATGACGATGCCCGACCTGCTGTCCGACGAGCCGTTCCATTGGGACGAGCGCCGGGTACGCATGAGCGATGGCGCTCCCATGCGCTCCTACCAGCTTCGGGCGGCGTACAAGATATTCACTGGCGAGGCTCGCCGCTGCCCGTACACGGGCGTCAAGAACGGCCCTGAGCGCGACGGTACGGCGGTCCATATCGACCCCGGCCTGGGTAAGACCATTGCCGCCCTGACCGCTATCAGCGAGTGGGTCAAGCAAGGCGTGGTGAAGAAGCCCGTACTTGTCGTGGCCCCGATCAAGGTATGCGAGACGGTGTGGCGTCAGGAGGCCCAGCAATGGAGCCACACGCGCCATCTGACCTTCCAGCTTATCCGGGGCGACGAGAAGACCCGCGCGTTCGGTCAGAAGCGCCGTACTAACATACACCTAATTAACCCCGAAATGCTCCAATGGTTGCAGAAGTACATTCGCGCCGATTGGGAGGGGGAGTACGACGCTCTTATCATTGACGAGAGCAGCATGTTTAAAGATCACCGGGCCAAGCGGTTCCGCGTGCTGTCCAACTACGGCACGCGCATACAGCAGCGCGGCCCTGACGGCAAGGTCATTCGCTGCCCCATCACCGACGCCACGTCACCCGTACCCGCGCCACGCTTTAAACGTACTGCCGTCCTGACCGGCACGCCCGCCCCCAGCGGCCTACAGAACGTGTGGGCTCCCTTCTACCTACTGGATCACGGCGACCGCCTGCACAAGCAGTTTGACACCTTCCAGGGGCGCTACTTCCGCAAGACGCAGCAAACGTCCGCGCACAGCTTCAAGTACGCCGCCCTGCCAGGGGAAGACCAAGCCCGGCCAGCGTGGCAAGCTGCGGACGGTAGTAAGGAACGTATTCACGAACTGATCGCGGATATCACCATCGAGCTTAACGCCGCAGACTACGGCGTACTGCCCAAGCAGCTACCACCTGTAAAGCACTACGTTGACCTGCCCGCCGAAATCCTGCCGTACTACCGCCAGCTAGAGAAAGAGGCGGTATTCGAAATGCTTAAAGACCCCATCGTTGCGGCCAACGGGGGCGCTAAGAGTATGATGTGCTGGCAGATTTGCAACGGCGCAATTTACGGCACGGACGAGAACGGTAAGAAGGAATGGAAGCACGTTCACGACCGTAAGCTGGACAAGCTAGTCGAGGTAATCGACGGCCTAGACCAGCACGCGCTTATTCCCTACTACTTCAACCATGACCGGGACAGGATCATCGCTCGCTTTAAAAAGGAGGGTATCCCGTACGGTATCATCAACGCCAGTAACGCGGAGAGAATGATTGACCAGTGGAACGCCGGGGGCATCCCCAACTTACTCATCCATCCTCAGTCAGCCGGGCATGGCCTCAATCTGCAATTCGGCGGGCACAACCTTATTTGGTTCAGCACTATATGGTCTTTGGAGCGATACTTACAGACAAACGCCCGTTTGGCCCGTAGCGGGCAGAAGAATGTGGTGGGTATCCACGTCATCATGGCTCGCAACACTACTGATGACGTACGTTATAATTCGTGGTTCGAGCGGGGCGACGAGCAGACCCGCTTCCGACAAGCCACTTTAAAGTATCAAAAGCAAATGGGGATCGACCTGTACGCACACCCGGAAATCACGAATACGCCCTTTGGAGGAATAACGCTATGATCCTGGTCTTTAAAGACTTCCTCGAAGCCATCAAGCGCGGTGACGAGCGGCGCGACCTGTTCATCTGCAAGAACAAGGCCGAGTTGAAGTACGAAATGCAGCGCATGATGGACGACGCCTTCGCGATGAACCTGAACCCGCAGATGCGGATTACCCAGAACGTCATCAACTTCGGCCCGTCGTTCGCCATGTTCCGCGTCGTGCATCCGTTCCTTGATATGTCCTGCAAGGGTATCCAATTCAACGCCATCCAGGGGCTCATGCAATTCGATATGTACGAGGATATGGAAGACGTTAAAAAGAACTTGGAGGCGCAGGTCCGGTGATCGAGACTTTTAAAGACTTCCTCGGTGCGTGGCGGGAAAAGCGGCTTGAGGAAGACGCGACGTGGCGCAGCTACAACATACCGGACGCGGTGAAGCCGGAGCATATACGAGAAGCTTTAAAGCTACTCAGCCTCGTCTACGCGGGCGAGTTGGCTATAGGCCAGTTTATGCGCCTGTACGAGATTACCGATCAGGCCGAGGCCATCGACATACTACAACAGTGGTATATCTGGCACAGGAAGGCGAGGGGCTACAGTACGCCCCTCGCCCGCCGTCGCACCCGCCCTAAAGTCCCCCAGCATCCAGCCTAGCAAGCACGTCCGCAAGCTGGCTCTCAAGTACGTTGATCCGGTTCCTGGCGTTAGTGAGGCGCGTACGTTCGGTATTGAGTCGAGTGCGCGCCTCCTTTAAAGCGCCAATGAAGAAGGCCGTCAGGCCCATGTAGTTCATCGCGTACGGCGTCTCCACGCCATCCCCGTCGATGGTGGGCTGGATCACAAGGTTCTCGAACGGCGTACCGATCAGGTCTTGCGCGATAACGCCAGCGCCGAACACACCGATGCCCGCTTGCGCGTCGTCCTGATTGGTCGCCTGCAAGTACGTGACAGCGTTCAGCCCCGCAATCGCATCCAGGCCCAGCGTGATAGGCTGGATATTGGATTTCAGCCGCAGGTCGGACGTAGCGACCCATTGAACGCACGTAGCCACGCCGGTACTGATATCGAAGTCGAAGGCGTTGGCCGTACCGTTGCCTCGGCTAAACAGTATCTTGGGAATACCGCCACCGGCGATGGACCCGATCACCGCCTTCGTACCGAGATTGTTCTCGTTGAAGGCGATAGCGGGGCGAGTACCGATCATCTTTAAAGCATACGGCGCGATGAACCCCGCCCCGGAGCTAACCGGGCTGACTATCTCCGAGCCCGCGCCGATATTGAAGGATTGATCGTTGCGCTTAATACGCAGCGGAGTCGCGAGGAAGGCACCGGCATTATCGTACAGGTGGATACAAATGTCGTTGCCGACGTTACCCGCCGCTTCCCCGACTTGCAGCGCGAAGTGCCCTCGGACAGCGCCCGAAGCCGCATCAGCCAGGATCAGGCCGGTTTTAGTAATCAGATTATTTGCTGTGACAGCGCCCCGGTGTACCGCGTCCCCGGCCGCGTTAATCGTCAATTGCACGTTGTTGTTAGCAACGAACGTGAGGGTCTGCGAGGGCAGATAGTACTGCAAATACGAGAACGTCGGGCTACGTCCGTCGAATATGATGTTCGATGCATCCGTACTGCCGTCAATACCGAAGTTGCCGCTGCCGATAGCAATAGCCGCTTTAGCCGTCAGGTTTTGTACGGTCGCCCTGTTACTCTGTAGGACAAGCTGTTCCAGGCCCTCCGAGTACCACCCCAGCTTATGCGTCGCCCCGGTGTACTGGAAGTACGCATGGTTCGGGTCGGCGCGAATATCAAACTCTAGGTTCGCGTAAGTCGCGTCAGTGCCGCCCCGGATCGTCAGCGAATTAGCCGGGGCGCCCGTAACGGTTAGCGAGCCCGCAGCCATGAACGGCGCTGAGACTTGGTTCCGCACGTACATATTGCCAGCGGAGTTCACGCTGAATTGCGTGGCGCTGTTGGAGGCGTACGCGAGTACCTTGTTCGCTACGTCGTATTGCAGCAGGGCATTTAAAGCACCAGCACGATTGTCGAACACGATGTTCGAGAAATTCGCATTGCCGTCGATATCGAAGTTCATAGTACCGATATAGAAGGCAGGTCCGAAAATTTGACCGGGAAACGACGTGAATGAGTCACTACGGCGTACTGCCATAGCACTACCCATGAAGTTGCCGCCGTCGTCGTAGCGGTTCAGGAACCAGCCCCCGCCAGCGTTAGCCCCGCTTTCCGCCGTACTGTCCTGCCCCCACGACCAGCGGGCGGATAGGTTGCTCGTCACGAAAAACAACTTATTCATCCCAGGCGGGCCGTCGATAGCAATACTATTCGCCGCCGTGATGCTTGCAGATGACAAGCTACCGCGCAGGGTTAGCCCGCCAGCCGCCGAGAATACGGCGTTCGTTGCGCCGTTAGCGAACCATTGCAGGTTCCTAGTATTCGTGGCGTACTGGAAGTACGCATGGTTCGGGTCCACACGAATGTCAAACTCCAAGTTGGAGAACGACATATCGCTATTGGATCGAATACTCGTACCCACGGTGAGGGACTGAGTAGCCGCGATACCGGGCGCGAATACGGTCGCTTCAAACGAGGCGTTACCGTTCGACCGCGCGATACGCAGCGGTACGCCCAAAAACTGCGAAGTGTCGGAGAAGCGGTTAATCACGTAATCCGAGCCGACGTTGCCGCCCGGTGTAGCGGTCGCTTCCGTACCCGCCGCAAAGCGCGCCCCGCCGCTCTCCGAGTAAAACAGGAACCGCCCCAGCCCTGCCGCTCTATCAATGAACACGCTGTCGGTAGTAATGAGCCTGCCGAGCGCGCTCACGCCCGACGCACTGATACGCAGCCGTTCCTGGCCGCTCGCGACCAGCCCTAGGTTGCCCGCCGATTGCAGGTACATACCCGTCGTAGTATCGGAGAGAAACTGGATAGCCGGGGATGCTTCCGTACCGTTACCCAGGCCGGTGATCTTGTTCCCGCCAAGCTTTAAATCACCTCCCCACGGGATCGACCCGTTGCGGAGAAGTACTTGGTTCATCCCTGCGGCGAAGTTATCAAACTCGCCGTCCATACGCTCGCTCTCGATCTTGATACCGGCCAGCTTGTCAGCCGTCCAGTTGAACGCGCGAGTGAAGTTGCCTGCTGCATCGTACGGCATCTTTAAAGTCCTTATCTCTTTACCAGCTTGCCGAGCCCGCGACGAATTGCGCGACCACCCACGCCAGCGCCAACGCCAATACCCAGGCCACCAAGTACGCCCATTGCCCCAAACGCAGCGCCGCCCACCGGGGCCATACCAAGCGACACGCCCGCGCCACGTATCCACGCATTGCGGGTTGCTTGTGTTTTAAAGGCGTCGTCCGCTGTATTCGCCAGTTCCAGTCCTGCCGTGTACTGCGCTTCGGAAATGGGGTTATCCGGGCGGCTGTGCGCCTCGTCAAGCAATTTACGATACCGCGACGCCACCCGGTCGGGGTGTTTCTGACCCTCAAGCGCAAGCTGCGCGAGTTCGCGGTGAGTTTCACCCGCACGCTGCGTGGCCTTCAACTTACTGCCCGTAAGCTGATCCGCCAGCTTATCTGCCAGCGCCAGCCGAGTATCCGTCGTACCGACACGTCCGGTAAGCTCCTTAGCCGACGCACCCGCTTCTTCCGCCGCCACCCGTTGCCCGTGATACCCACGTACTGCGCTTTCCAGCGACGGGTCCGCAGCAATAATCTCCGCAAGCGGGTTGCCGGGTTGCAGAAGTTTATTCACGTCGCCCGACTTCTTGGCGGCGTTTAGCTCGTTCTGCACAACTCCCCGTACCATGTTGTCGATAGGCGCGGCACCGGCCACGGCCCTAGCTTGCGCTACGCTATCCCGCCCACCAGCGATGATCTGCCCCGGAATACGATTAGCCTCCACGGTCGGCACAGGTATGCCCTTCTGCATACCGACGAGGCGCTGACCCTCTTTAAGCTTCTCGTACGTCGCAAGGCGTTCCTTACCCAGCTTGTAGTTTTCTTGTACTTTGGCGCTCAAACCGTCAACATACTTATCCATCACGTCAGAGACTTCGGCGTACAATTTTGCGCCCTCAGTCCCGGCGATGGCCTTGTACTTCTCGATTTTGCCCGCCTGCACCTGACCCAGCCAGCGCCGCAGTACGTCCACATTCTCTAGGGACGGCTTCGTGACAATGTACAGCTTGTTCGTATTGGGGTCGGTGAATACCTTACGTCCCGAGTTCTTGAGTTGCTGCAACTCCCGCGTCGTACCCTCAATGTACGTGCGCTTGGGTTCCAGGGATTTAACCACCCGCTTGTGCAGCTTGGCGACTTCATCGGACACGCCAAGGCCAACACCCGTACCCCGGATAGGATCGGGATTTAAAGCAGCCTTGGAGCGGGCGAGCAATTCCTTGCCTTCGGGCACGTCGGATACACCGATACCCTGGTCCGCCTTGGCCTTAGCTTCCGCCAGCATTTCAGCGCGGTGAACAGTATCACTTTCTTTCAGCGCCGCCTGCGCCTCGTCGAAGTTCTTTAAAGATGCCGTACGCGCCTGATCGCCAAAGTCAGCCAGATGGCCGGGAGTACCCACGGTCGGCGGCGCAGGCGTCGCAGAACGCGCCGATTGCTCGGCGGCTCGCGTACTCAGCCCCGTACGGCGTGCGACCAGCTTCTCCCTAATGGCCGCAACACGCGCCGCCTTAGCTTCGGCAGCCGCAGCAGCTTCCGTAGCCGCCGTGCCCTCCGCAGTAAGGAATTTCTCGGCATCCCCACGCATCCAGGCTGACGCCTGCTTGGCCCGCCTACCTGCATTTAAAGTATCTGTCACCGCAGCGGGGGCGCTGGGTAGGGATACCTTCGGGAGTACCCCAGGCGGAAGTTTCTTTAAAAGCGCCCGTCCGCCCGTCGCTACGATGGCCGCTGGCACGAATGGGTCGTCCGCGAGAGTATGGGCGATACGCTTCCCCGTACCGAACTTCTCCCAATTCGCATTAGCAAATTCATCGTACTTCGCAGTACCGACGTTAGACTTACCTTTCAGGCCGAAGACGTTATTACGGTCCAGACCGCCCGCTGCGATTTCACCGGCAGTTTCCACCCCCTCCGCAATAGCTTTACCCGTCTTAATAGGGTGCGCTATGGCGTTAGGAATATCATGGAAGACCCCGCGCGCAGTCGCATCAATCGCTCGCCCCGCGCTGGGGATCATGTTCTTTACAGCGCGCCCCGCTTCATCCAAGTACGAGGCGTTGGGGTCGAACGCGGTACGCGCGCTGGCCGGGGCGGGCATACCGCCTTCCTTGCGCGCCCGCGCGAGGGCTTCATCCAGTACTTCACGCTTGGTCGGTTCCGGCTTAGGCGCGGCTTCGGCATCCGCCATACGAGCGCGAGCGTTCGCAATAGCGATAATACGTTCCTGCTCGATGGTCAGGGCCATTAGAACTTCGCCCTTTCTTCCGGTGTCATGTACTGCCACGTCTTAGCGTCCACGCCAGCGGGCGCGGGCTTAGTCGGCGCGGTGGGCGCAGTTTTGGGCGCGTACGGGTTCATGCCGACGCCAAGCGAAGTCGGGTCGCGCCCAAGTGCCTCCGTCACGTTGCCAGCACCGTACTTGCTCGAAATCGCGCGGCCCTGCCTACCAGCGGCGACTTCCAGAATACCGTGCATCTTCTTAACGTTCTCGATAGCGAGCTTCGGGTTGGTATTCGGCGTTACTACTGTCTTCTCAAACTCCGCTTTCTCATGCGGCGTCAGGGTAGCGCCGAAAGTACCTTTCCGCACGTCGTTGACGAGGCTCGAATACGTTTCCCACCACCCGGCAAGCTTAGGGTTGTTACCCACAAACTTGTTGGTGGCGATATCCATATTGTTCGCCCACTTGCCGAAGTACTTCTCGTTTGCATCCGTGGACAGGAACGTAAGCGCGTCCAGCCGCCCGCCAAGGTCAGTAACCTTCGACGCGACGTTCTGCGGCATGGCGGCGTCTTTAATCTTCGCCTGCGCTGCGGCCAGGGCTGCGCCGTTCCCCATGCTTTCAATGAGTACTTGGTTAGCGCGGTCCTTAGCCTTCTCCGCTTCCTCACGACGATACTTGACCCAATCGTCCGTGCGTCCGCGATTACTCGCCACGGTAGCCGCAGTAGCCGCGATCTTACCCGCCTCAACACGGCCCTGACTTGCTTTAAAGAGGTCCATATCCGTGCCGTACTCAGCGTCGATCATGCCCTGTTCACGCGCCGCCGCCGCCTCGTTCATCTTGTCCTGCTCGGACAAGCCTGCCGAGAACATTTCACGGCCTTCATCGTACTGGTACTTATTCTTGTCGCGCATAATATCGTATGCGGCTTCCAGAAGCTCCGACTTACGCGCTGCGACCGACTTGGGCCGATCAGGACGCTTTACAGCTTCCGGCAACGCCTCCACGGCTTCCTCAGTAGGCGGAGCGAATGGATCAGGGACGCCGCCGATATTATCCTTGCCAGCGCCGCCTTGCAGTACTTCCGTACCCTCGCCACCAGCCGCCTGACTATTGGAAGCCATCATGCGGTCGGACGGTTCAACGTGTACGTGATCGCCCTCGTTTATCACGTCGAAGCCGGGGAACGCCTTGCGCGCCTTCGCCTCAAGCAACCTCATGCTCTCGCCGGGTTTAGGCACGAAATCGTACGCCTGTGGGTTATCCGGCGTACCCCGCGTGTGGAAGCTATTGTTTACTCCACCCACGTCCTTGTTGTGTTTAGGCGTACGGTAGCCGCTAGTGATCCTAGCGCCTTCGGCCTTTAAAGTGTCAGCACCACCAGCGAGGCTCAGGTCGCCGCCCGCTAGTACGTCGTTGCCGCTACCGCCGCTGACGAAGCCATTGGGAGATACCGGAAAAGGGTTGCCGCCTCCTGGCGTGCCTCCCTGCAAAGCGCCGGGGGCGATCTGCGGACCCGGAGGGGCCATAGGCGAGCCCGGAGGGGGCAAGGGCGGCGTTTGGGGGTCCAAGGCACCCGCAGCGGCCCGAAGGTCCAAAGGGGCCTGTGGCGGCATCTGAGGGGCTTGGGGCGGTCCAGCTTGACCTTGGGGCGGGGGAGGCGGCGGCGGGGCCGTACTCTCCGGGGTCGGGGAAGTAAGAGCGGGAGCCTGCCCTGCGGCCATCGCGGCGGCTGCGGCGGCTCTTTGGTCCCGCTGGATTTTCGCGTCGGCCTGGAACTCATTCGTATCCAGCGTATCGGCTTCTTCCTCGCCGTACGCCTGCAACTGCTTGTCCGACAGCTTCTTCCCCGCCATGCCGCCGAGTACGCGAGCAATGCCATCAACGTAGGCGTACTTGCCCTCCGCAACCGGAGCGGTGCTGGCACCCTGCGCGATTGCATTTAAAGCAAGCTTGGTCTTCGGGTCCGCCGCATATGCTTTTTGCACAGCGGCAATGCCTGGCGCGGTTGTGTACTTCTTACCAGCACGCGCTGCTTTTCGCTTCGCCAACTCAGCGGCACGTACAGCCGGGTCTGACCAATCGAGTTGTGCCATCAGGCGTACACCTTCCCATAGTCAACGAGCATGTAGCCGTCTTCGTCGTAACTTACGGCGTCAGGCCGTACTCCGAGGACTTCCTGCGCGATCACGCCGAACTGCTGCGCGGCGTCGCCAATGTATTTAAAGGCATAGGTCGGAATACCATTGGCGAGAGTACCAATGCGAACGATGTTATCCTTCAAACGCTTGTCTGAGAACGCCATCGCCGCCGATCCAGCCGCGCCGAATATGGAGCCAAGCGCCTGGGAACGCGCCGCTTGCTTGGCTTGCTGCTGCTGCACCGCCGTTTGATAGTTACTCTGCACCATGCCCTGATAGTCGCCACCCTGCACCTGCGCTTGCGGAACGGCGCTGAATTGCGGCGCGGCGGCTTGGTTGCCACTCATAAGCGACGCAATGTCATTTAAAGGCATATTGCGGAGGTAGGCGGCTTCCTGAATTTGCTGCTGGCGTGCGGCGTTGTTAAACGACGCCACCGCACCCGCTTGGTTAAAGTACTGGTTTTGGTTCTCGTTGTTCATCGCAGCCTGAGCGGCGTTCATGCCGAACTGCTGTTGTAGCGCACCGTTGTAAAGGTCCGCATTTTGAATTTTCTGCTGGAACCGAGTATCCTGCGCTTGGTTGAAGAACTCCGCAGCTTGCCCGCGTTGAGCGAACGCCTGCTGTTGCGCGTCATTGTACAGACCCGCCGAGCCGACTTCTTGCCCGTACCGCTGTTGCTGGGCCTGGTTGTACAACTCAGCCGAACCCTGCTCCTGCTGATAACGCTGTTGCTGCGACTGATTGTAAAGCTGCGCTTGGGAAAGGTTCTGATTGTAGTTTTGGTTCTGTATTTGCGCGGCTTGGTCGCTCGCTGATAGTTGCTGGCCGAAGCCCTGTTGCTGGGCCGCGTTCGTGAACTGGCCCTGCGTATTGACTTCGTTCTGCCCTTGCTGCCTAGCTCCCATAGCCAGCCCGAACAGGCGCGATTGTTCCTGCGCGCCAGCACTTTGTGCGGAGTACGCCGCCTGATTGTAGGCGTCGTTGCGGTCGCGGGACAGGTTGTCACTGTCGCGGCGGTACGCATCCGAGTTTTCGGTGATCCCCTGCGCTGCCAACCGGGCGCGCTGGTCGTCGTCCATCTGTTTAAAGCGCGGGTCCAGCCGGGAGGCGGCTTGGTTGTACACGCTGTCAGCCATACGCTGACCTTCGGCCCCGAAGTCCGACGTGCCAGGGAGCTTAGTAAGTCCGTTGTAATCCAGCCCTTGCTGGATACCCTTACCAGCGAGGCTGGGGTCCATAGCTTGCGCCGTACCCGCGCCAGCGGAGCCAGTCTGCACGTCGCGGGCGTTCACCGTGTCTTGTACGTTCCGGGCGTTCACGTCGCCGCGCACGCTGCCGACCTGTAGTTGGTCCTGCACTACGCCAGCTTCGGCGTTACTCCGCACGGGGCCAACCGGCTGCACAGTTTGCAGTTGATACGGGTTATTGCCCCCGTACCGGGTCTGTAGCTGCTGCATCCCGTCGTAACTGAACGGCGTAGCTTGCGCGTCGGCTACCCGACCGACGTTGTTCTCGGCCAGCCCATTTAAAGCGAGCGCGACCCGGTTGTTCGAGTCGTACTTAGCTTGCTCGGCGGGGCTGTACGATTGTGTCGAAGAATAGATCGGCGTACCGTCCGCGTTCGTCCCGTTCTGCGAGTACGTCAGGCTCCCTTCCGGCGTGTACTGGTTGATCCGGTTCAGGTTCGCCTGAGTAATGGCCGCGTCCCGGTTCACCTGGGTCTGAGCCTGGGCCGTCGCCATCGGGTCCGGTGCTGCTGGGGCCGCTGGCCCCGACTTCTTGCCCATCTAAAGCCTCGCCAATAAAGCGGCACTCCGACCGCAATAGCCCATAGATCAAGGCATCCCGGCGACCGTCATATCCTAGTCGGACGTTGCCTTCAAGAACGAAACCGAGGCCCGTTAAAAAGTCACGGGCTCGCTTATTTCCCTTCACCGTGATCGAAGTACATCGGATACACCCGAGTTGATTGAATATGTAAGTAAAGATCGCCTTGCAAACGTGCGGACGCCAAGCAACGGCTGTCTCGCCAGCGCACGAAATCTCGCAGTCGGTCTTGCGGAAGTTGCTGATTACTACCCCGGCGACGAAATCCTGCTTGTCGTCTACCACCATGAACGCCTGAAACATGCCGGGGGTTAGCTCCATCCCGGTCTGTTCGCTCACGTACGCGCCTACCATTGCGGTAAGATCGCCAGCCGGTAAAGCAATCATATACTAGCCCTTACGGTCTGCTCCATCAGTATGCGAGTTGCAAACCAATGTATCTGCGAGGATAGGGACGCCGCCTCAAACCATAGCGAGGCAATGTACCCGATCCTGCCTACGGGGATAAAAATATTCTGCGTCGTCGCCGCGCCAGCCCAATAGTCTTCGCCCCACTTGGCGACGTTCCAGATAGCCCCCTGCGGCGGTGTAATCGCGCTAATTACTAGGGGCTTCTCGCTCTCGAAATTGACGTTAATACCACAGGCGATGCCGGGTATGCCGTCAGCTTGCAGCGCCAGGGACGCCATGTGGAACTGCTTATCCATGACGCCGATATTTTGGTCGTTGTCGAACGTGTTCCACGCCTGACGAGCAACGCCAACGACTTCTTTACCGTTATCCGTGACACCCTCGTCAGCCATGATAACGCGACCGTCGAAGGTGCTAAAGTACGCACGACGGTTAAAGAGGCACCAGTCCAGCGCGGGCTGCTTGACGAACCGGCCCCAGGCGTTCGTATCCGTGTTCATGGCGAATTGTTGGTACTCGCCGGAGATAGCGCCCGTGATCGGCATGTTGATTATAAGCATCTGGCCGCGCGGGTAGATCATACCGCACCAGCCATGCACGAATTGATACTTGGTGCTGTCGGTGTAGTGCCGCCCCAATTTAGCGGTGATGTACTCGTCGCCCTTATTACCCTCACCCGACTGGCGGATTTGAGCGAAGGACATAACGCCTTCCTCGGTGATGAAGTACACGTCCGACCGGAAGCGCAGCCAGCCCTTCTTACCGATAGGCGGCGGACCGTAGTACCTGCCCACCAGCGACCATGTAGCCGAGTTGGAGGGGTCGATGCCCGAGTACAGGATATACTCGCCCTCCGTGGTCACGAACAGCGCGAAGTCCTGCGGACCCGTGCCGGTATCGCCCATCGAGAAGGACGTGATCGTGGCGAGACTGCCACCCTTTAAAGATACTTGGGACAGGTCGAAGTAGGACGCTGCACCTTGGATCGCCCCCACGGCGAGGTAGTAGAACCCGAGTTGGTCTTCTTGGGCGAGAAACACACGACCTTTAAAGGTATGCGGGGAGTGCAGCGAGTTGGGGCCACCCGTAACGCCGGTAATCACCAGCGGGGCGGTCGCGACACCGTTAAAGGCAATAGGTTGATCGAGGCCCGAGAAGATCAGGAGCCACTGAGTAAGCGCGTTCGAGAACATCGTAGTCTGAACACGATTACCATTGCGACCCGAAGTCAGCGGGGGACCGACCGGCCCCGGCGACGACACATTGTAGATACTGCCGTTGCTGAAACCCAGCATAACCGCGCCAGTACCGCCCGTGTAAACTTCCAGGCTCTCCACCGGCCCCGGCAGTCCCGTGGCGCTATTTAAATGCCCTCCACGGGTATCAACGGACGTGTTGTGCGGGAACCAGTTGTCCAGTACGAACGCATCGTTGTGCGGCATGGACGAGTAACTGTCACGCCCGTTCAGCCCGCCAGTCGGGGCCACAAGCATCGCGGGGGCGCTACGGCGCGTACGCTTAGGCTCACGATGCTTTACAGGCATTATCCGAACCCTACCTCTGGCACGTAGCCCTCAGTCAGCGGCGCACCGTCCCACGGCGGACGGATGGCGACCGGCATGGAACCGAAGGCCAGGGATTGTGCGAGCCGGGAGTTGCGCGAGATTTCGTACTCGTCAAACTCCTCGGTGTAATCCAGGCCCTTCGCACGACGCAGCCGCCACTTGAGGCCCTTCTTGACCAGTTCCTCATGTACGAGGGAAACGTCCTGATCGTCGCCGTACGTGAAACCCAGCGTCACGCCGTCAGCCTTCACAATACGGTTCTTGGTCTTGTACTCGTACACCAAGGTTTCCGCCGCCTGCGGCACCGGGAGTATGTGAAGCTTTAAAGGGTTCCCGTACACACGGAAGCGGTACTGGCCGATATCCGGCATGTTCTGCTTCTGCCGCGCCCAATCACCGGGCGTCAGGGAACCGCGCAACGCCTGATACCGCGCCGCCGCGTACATGGTATCGTCAATCTCATGCTCGAAATCAACGGGGAGCGCGTACGCCTCCTGTCCCGGCACAGTAAGGATGGAACCCACCATCACCAGCACCGGCCAGTCCATCAGCGACAGATCTTCCAGGCTTTCTTTAGCGAGACTGAGTAGCTGCCGCGAGAGTTGGTCAGCGCCGGTCACGATAGCGGTAGGCCGCTGTATCCCTACGGCGTCCACAGTATCGTGGCAGATTTGCAGTAGGGGCACAGCGGCCTCCCTTTAAATGATCGACGCGGTGGCGGGGATCAGCGGGGCGGGGATATCCACCCTCGGCGGCGTCGGCTGCGGCGTACCCGGCTGCTTCTCCGCGTCTCGCGCGTCCAGCTTGTCCGACAGGGCCTTGATCTGCGCTTGCAGGTCCGCCTTGTCCGTATTGGCGCGTTCAAGCTGCGCGGCCAGTTCCGTAGCGAACGCGCCGTTCTTGGCGTTCTCCATGTACGCCTTGGCCTTCTCGCGCCAAGTACGACCATCGGGGCCGACGACGCCCAGGCGATCATCGGACAGCGCGGCCATCGCCTCGACGGTGAAAATCTTCGCGACCTTTAAAGACGCGACCATCGTGCGCGTCATTTCCGGCCACTGAGCCAGCGGAGTACCCGACAGGCTCGCGTCGTTCTTCTCGGCGCTGTCGAAGTCTTCGATGTACTTCTTGTATTCCTCGTACTTCACGCCGTACTTGGGCTTGACCGCCTTCGCCTCCGGGGCGAGATAGCGGACGGCCTCGAAGATCGGCGTACTGTTGCCCGAGCCGGGCGAAATCACTTCGACGTACACAACCTCGTCGAAAATCGGGCGACCGTGCTGCTCCGACAGCCAAGCGTTCTGTGCGGCATCGCGCCAGATACGCAGCGCGGAGCCGTCGTCGGTCTTGTATTGGGGGTCGCTGTGCTGATCCATTATTGCTCTCTCTGAAAATGACGGGGAACCTTTAAAGGTCCCCCGCCAACACGACCACCCAGGACGGAAGGTTAGGTGATCTGACCTTGCATGAACGGGTTGTTCAGGCTGACGTACGCCTTGCCCGCCGACGGTACGCCGACAGCGGTGACGGCACGCGCGCCAAGAATTTGTTGTCCCGCAGCCGCCGCACTCGTCACAGCGCCGGGGGTGGCGCTGGCGAATACGGGACCGGCGACGACGCCAGCGATGGCGTTGACTTCCGCGACACCCGTGATCTGATACCAGCCGAATTGGCCGACACCGATGGCGGCGGACGCCACGCCGACGAGCGCGGACGAGTTACCCGCACCAGCCGCGAGGCGGGCGGCGGTCGGCGCACCGGGGATGGGGTTGATGATAACCATATCCCCGATCAGTACACCGGCAACGCCAGGGCCGTACACGAAGTCCGCCGTACCCAGCGTGTCGTCCACGAACGTAGTGACGCTACCCGCAGGGTACGCCGAAGCAGGGTTGGCCCCACCCGGCGTCAGAACACCGAGCGATGCGTTGGGGCCGCTTTCCCAATTAGCCATTTAAAGTACTCCATGAAAGGAGTGGAAGGGGTGACGGGAGTTTTAAAGCTCCCGCCGTGCGATAGTACTAGTCCTTGAGGACCGCCTGCATCATGCCGCCCGAAAGCGTCATGTTGCCAGCCCAGCCCATGAGCTGCACCATCGCGTCTTGGTTCGTACTGAACCGCTGCTTCTCGCCCAGGGCGACGTACCGGCGCTTGGTGTGGTGGCGCAGGTAGATGTAGTCGCTGTTGAGGAAGAACATATGGTTCGCGGGGCAGCCGCCGCCGATACCGCCGTCGAACACCACGTCCGCCGACTGGTACTTCAGGCTCTCGAACCCGGCTTCGGCCATCGCCGCCGACGTGAAGCGTTGCTGCGGCTGCAAAGCCTCCCAATACAGACGGTAGTAGTTGTTGTCCGTCATAATCAGGTCGGGCTTCTCGTTGCCGCGAACCACGGACAGCCACGTACGGTTCATGTACGAGAGAATGTTCGCGGTAGTCGCGGCGGCGCCGAAGTCCGTGGTGGCGTCGAACGACTGGTTACGCCAGAACGACCAGTTCGCCCGGTTGATATTCCCGACGATCCCGGTGTTCACGTCCGCCACCAGCAGGGCCAGCCCGCCGATGGACTTACCGCCGGCAGCGGTGCCGTCGCCGTACACGGCGAGGCCCATTTGGTTCTTCATCGTACGTTCGGAGTTGCCGATGCGGCTCTCCAACAGGTCGATGAAGGCTTCGTCGCCGCTGTTCATCAGTTGTTCGAGGCCGCTGATGGTCACGGCGACGGCGCATTGCTTCCAGTTGTACTCGGCGGCGCTGAACACCTCTTGCGGGCTGATGTTCAGAGGGTCGTACCCGCTGTACCACCCGAAAGTACCGTTCTCGGCAAATTCGAGTTCCTGGATGATTTTGGACCCGCCGTCGGCGGGCTTGGCCTTACCCTTCCGCTCCATGCGGTCGAGTAGGGCGTGAGACTTGGACACGTTGTCCGCGAGCGCGCGGGAACGGTTCTCAATCGTCGTGGTGACGACTTCGGACAGGTTGGGGACAGCCATTTAAAGGCACTCCAAAAGGGTTCAGGAGGCGGCGGCCATACTTGCCTTGATGGTGTCTCGGAGACTACGGTTCGGATCATCCGGGGCCGTAGGTGCAGCCGTAGGAGTGCCGGGCTTGACACTCACACTGGCAGAGCGTGCGCGATCCACCTTCTCCGCACCCTGACGCAGACGTTCCGCTTCACCAGCGGCGGCTGCCGCTGCTTGCATCTTCGTCCGTACTGTCGGGCTACCCCAGCAAGCGCGGTCATACGCTTCCTGTAGGATTTGCCGGTGCGGCATGTTGGGGTTCTGCGCTTGTACGGCACTGATAAAAGGCAGTACGTCGTTACCGAGTTCGTCGAAGTACGGGCGCAGGGGCTTACCGTCCTGGCCTTTCTCCGATGCGAAAGCTACGATACCTTGTACGGTCTGATTGTGCCGCTCCTGCATCTGCTGCTGTGTTTCCTGCTGACGCTGCTGCTGCAATTCAGCGACTTGCTGTTGCAGGGCTGCGTACTGCGGGTCCACGGGTTCTTGTCCGAGTACCAGTTCTTCAAGATCGACGCCGTTGTTCTCAGCGATATACTGGATGAACGCCGCTGGATCACGACCCGCGAAATCGGACAAGGCGAGTAGCTGATTTAAAGCTACTGCCTCAGTCATGCCGTTCATAGCCCACGCCTGACGGCGAGGAGCAATCAATTGCTCGACCTGTTCGAGTTGCGCGAACCGCTGTTGGCGGCTGTTCACGTCGTCCATTGTACGCGCAAGGTACGCTTGCGTTTCCGCCGGGAGCGACTGGAATACTGCGGGGTCAATGCCCTGCGGCGCTGCCACTACGGGCGCTGCTGGCGGGGCGTTGGGATCGAGTACAGGCGGGGCCGATTGTGCGGATTGTGCGGCGAACGTACCGTCGGGGTTACGTGCGCGGCCACCGTCCTGGCTCGCAGCCGGGGGCGTATCCTCGCCACCCTTTAAAGCACTTGAGATTTGATCGCGGATACTGAGGGGCTTTTCGCTCGTATCCTCTTTCAGCACGGTCGGGCGAGGCTGTACCGGGCGCTGATTGTTCAGTTCCAGCGCGTCCTGGCCGTGCGCCGGTACGTTGCCCTCGTTGACGCTGACGGTGGCTTCGCCAGTACCGTTCAGGTCCGAGACAAAATCAGCGTCCATCGGATCGGCCATGCTAGTCCGCCTTTATGGTTGAAGCTACTTCCGCGTGAACGGCAGCTTGTACTTTGACTTGTTCGTCGTAAGTGGCTTGGGGGAGCGCCTTAACTTCTTCAATACGGCGCTTAATGGCTTCGCCAATGTCGCGCGTTTTCGGCGCTTCGGCGGGTCCGCTTCCCACTCGCTCATTACCGACCTCGATTACGTCATGGGCCTTTAAATGGTCCCGGTGCGCCGAACGCGACGTAATCATCGTACCGTCGATGGGCGACTTGTACTCGCCAATGTCGCGGACGTACATGGGGGAAGGAAGGTCGGAGCGGTTCTCGCTTACTGCTTCCGGGGCCTGGTAAATACACACGCCGTTCTCGTACTCAGCGAGTAATTTACCACCACGATAGACGGCCCGATAGCGTTGCACTAACCTACTCGCTCCGACTGGTCCCAACCCCTGTAAACCCACCCCCCTAGGGGCGTCAATCCCCCTCGGGAGCCGTTGGCTCCGGTGCGGCCTCAATGTCCCGTTCCTGGGCCTCTGCGGCGGCTTCCCGGTCGGCCTGATGGTCGGCAAGGTCCAAGTCCTGTTTCTCGCGGTCACGGTCGCGGTCAGCCTGGGCGTCGTCAAGCCACGCACGCTCGACGGCTTCATCCCGTACTGTGACTTCCTCGCCGTCTTCCAGGGCAAACTCAGCGAGGGCGGCGTCATGGAGAACTTTAAAGCGTTCGTTCTTCTCCATTTCCTCCTTGACACGTACTTCACGTTCGCGCACCCGGAGTTCCGCCAGTTTAAGGTCGAAGCCGCGCATTGCCTCTTGGTGACGGTTCTGCTCCGCAATTCCCTCGTTACTGATCTTGGCCTGCTCGGCTTGCGACCGCGCTTGCTGGTCCTTCTCCTTGATTTCCAGTTCGCGACCCTTGGCTGCGTTTTCAGCCTGTACTTTCTCCTTGGCGACGTTGGCAGCGGCCTTCTTGCCGTCCTTATCCTCGTCCTTCGGACGGTTAGCCATCGCCTTAGCCACCTTCTCAAACTCGTCTTGGATCGGGCGCGACGACGGGAAACTACGTACTGTGAACAGCAGCAGTTGACCCATGAGCGGGCCAAGCTCGGGGGTAGCCTCAATCGCCGGTACTGCTTGCTGCATGAACGCGCCAGCGGCGGCAAGGAATTGCGCCCGGTCAGTACGCTCTTGTTCCTGGTCAGCCGCCAGAGTACTGTCAGTCTCGATGCTGATGGCGGCGAGGCGGCGAATGTCGGACTTGATAAGGTCGCAGGCCGCTTTAAAGGTCTGCACCTGCTGTTGGAGCGACTGGTCCTGCTGTACGGCCTGCGGGTCGGGGATGGAGACACCGCTGAATACGGCCAGCGTCTCCGGGGAGCAATGCTCCGCGATCAGTTCACCGGCCAGGGCGAGTAAGTCGCGCGCGAACCGCTGGATTTCCGCTTGCATCTTTTTGACGCGCGCACCGGCCCAATCGGCTTTGATGTTTTGCGCGCCCAGGGTTTCGGATGCTTTAGAGACACCGCGTACGATATCCGAAAAGCCCGTAATCTCGTAGATTTCCGCCTTACATACTTCGCGGGCCTTGAGCAGTTCGTTGAGGGTTTTGACGACCGTATCAATCGGCACCCATTGTACTGACCCGTTGATGCCGCCATTCTGCGCGAACAGCGCCCAGGCGTCAACCGCGATCATGCGGTTTCCCGCGCTCGGGTTGAGTATGTCAGACAGCTTCGCCTGCGAGCCGTCGTACAGGCCGACCACCCGCAGCGCCTCGCCCAGCAGCCGGATGCGCTTGGTCAGGACGTTTAAAGTCTCCGCCTGCGACTTGTACTGCGAGTACAGCGGGCGGGGAACGAAGGTGCGGGTGTTGAAGATGGCGCGGATCGGACGCGGGCAGGGGAAGAACCGCTTGAGCTTTAAAGGGTCCGGCTTGTCGTCCAGCAGTTCTGGCAGGCCCTCGCCGTACCAGTACACCGTCTTAGTACGCTTGTCCCAAATCTCCCACACTTCCGCCGTCTCGCCGGGGTTGTCCGTCTCCCGGTTCAGGCTCTCCCGTGTGGTGTACGTGAGCTTGTTGGCCTTGTCCGCGCCAAACCGCTTAGTCGCATCCTTCTTGTCCAGCCAGAGGCGCTTGGCGACCCACGGCACCTGCTTCCAGTTACGCGCGACGCCGCAGAGGAAGTCCTGCCAGTACACATACTCCATGTGTACCATTTCATCCAGTAGTTTGGCGTCCTTGCCCTCGCCCTCGATGTTGGCGTCGTAGCGCACCCAGCCATTACCCAGGCCCGGTAGCAGGAAGTCCTCGACTACTCCATCCATGAGTTCGTCGAAGTCTTCCTCCTTCATAACGTAGGTGAGGGAGTTTTCCAGGATCAGCGCGGCCACCTGCGCTACGTCCGTCGCCGTGTCCTTGCTGCGAAGCGTGACGTACGGCACCGGCGTTTGCGCGTACAGGTTGGGCCTGATCGTCTCCGTGGACGAGTACAGGATGTTGTACTTGTCCTTCGACGCCGCCTCGTTACCGTCCGCCTTCTGGAGCCGGTACACGTCAACGACCTGATCGCCGCCGTCCCAAAACCCTTTAAAGCGTTTCTTCGCGCGCTCCAACTCACCGCACCAGTACGAAGCTTGATCGTCTTGGTAAACCTGAGCGGCCATTAGTTGAGCCTTTCCTCAAAGCGGTAGTCGTTCGCTTCTTCGTGCGCCGACCATAAATCATTCATTGTAGCGTGTTGCAAGAGCTTTATCGTCTCAAGTACAGGCGGGGCGGGACGCGGGCGTGCCCACGGGCGCGACATAAAGCCGTAACGCAGGGTGTCGGGGGCGTGGTCTTCTCCGTCCGTATCGCAATCTTCCGCGTTGTCTATATCGTGTTGGAGGGCCGGGAGAGTACGAATAATGTGTACGCATACGTTAAACACGTACCACATCGGAGTGCCGACGCCGTAGTCTTTGGCAGGATCGCCGTCAGTACCACATAGACGATCCCTAACCATATCCCAACCGCCAATGCGGTTATTATCAGCCTTACGAAAAAGTACATGCTCCATCGCCATACGTTCGGCGGGGCTGGGGCCACTGTGCTTACTGTAGGCTGATGGGTCGATTGCTCCATACGTGATGATATCCCCTGTCTCGCGACGCTTGATTTCCTGCGCCACCCGCGTCGCCGGCCACCGTAGCCCAACATTAGGCGTGCCATTCCATCCGTAGAACTCGCGGTAGGTTACGATTGCGCCCGTAGGCAGATATCGACCATCCGGCAGCGCGTAGGGCTCGGACACGACAGCGTGCCAGAGTACGCAGAAGGGGGTCGCACTCCCCCAATCCATACTGCGAAAGCGCATCCAATGAGCGGGGATTTTAAAGGGTGCCAGTACGTGCCGGGTGATGCTGAACTCAGGGAAGAACGCTCCCGTGATGACATTCCAGTCTCCATCCAGCCATGCTTTAACTAGCTCGGGGCTACCAATCTCGTGTAGCCTCGCGATGTACCCAGGGTCGTTCCGCATCAGGGCCAGGTTATCCTGCACCCTCGACGGGATATACATGCGTGTGGTCGTCCACGGGGCCTTCTCGATTACTCCCGTGAAGATATTGAACTGATCTGTTATCTCGGTACTCTCGATCAACTCCATGCCAGTCGGGCAAGGGTCGATGAAGTACGCCTTGACGGCATGGTGCCCCGGCCCGCCAGGGTTCGCGGAGCTACGGATACGTTTAAAGGGAATGTTCGCCGATGCTTGGCGTAGGCACGCCTTGAGCTTCTTGTACGAGTTGAGGTTGGGCCAGTTGGTTAGCTCGTCCCAGCCGATCCATGCGTACTGGTGTCCCTGGTACTTGTCGCAGTCGGCCTCACTCTCGACGTGGCGCATCTTTAAAGTAGCGCCCGAGGGGAAGACGAAGGTGCGGTCTGCTACCTTATATACTGCGCCGTAAGGGGCGAAGATTTCCTTCGCGCGCTTTATAAGCTCCTCAAGCTCGGGGTAGGACCGTCGGAATATGATGCCAGCCCACGGCGAGCCCAGGTCAATATCCTGTAGGTAGTCGCCTAGCAGGAAGTCCGACTTACCCCCACCACGCGCCCCACCGAACATTATCTCGGTAACGAACTGCGCCGCTACGGCCAGGGATTGTGGCCCAGGCTGCGGCTCCCACAGTGGGGGGCCATTGTGGCCAATACCCGGCTGTAGCGGCGCGTTCACGTCTTACTCGTCTTCTGGCAGGTTGACGCGACCCGGCTTGAACACGGCGCGGTTCAACGCCATGAAGCCCTGCTGGAAGTGAGTACGGGCAATTGCCAGCCAGCGCCCATCAGCGACAATCTCCGGGTCGTCGCCGGTCGCCTCGATAGCCCGCAGCAGCCGTTCCTCGTCCACTTTAAAGGTATTGACGAGGTTCAGCGCCGCCGCCTTCTGATCGTTGTACCCCTTGACGGGTGGGGCTTTAAAGCCATCAGTCCCGTTGCCCAGGTTGTCAACCATAGTAATCTCCTTGATGCGGTCTAGTACCGCCCGTAGCGCATCCACGGCGCGGTCTAGTAGGAGATACGCCAGCTCTAACTCGGCTTCGCGAGTACGGGGCGGATCAGCAATGTCGCAGGGGTCGGTACTCACTGTATCAGCCCGTATGGCGAAATGCCCGTCGAGCCTAGTGCGAAGTACTCACTCACCATCGCGTTCACCCACTCCTGCGAGTGTGCGCGGGGGTCTTGCAGGGAGGCCACGTACCCGAGTAGCTGCGCCACCACCAGCAGGGCGGCGTCAGGCGGCAGGTCGTGGTACGCGAGCGCGGCGGCTAGGTCAGTACGTAGCGCGTCCGCGCGGCGGTGTGCGCTGGGGCTCATAGGTCTATGCCTTTAAAGGGGCACTCGACAGGGGTGAAGTCCGCGTCCAGTACGTTGGAGTTGTCAGGTGCGGGTAGCGCGCGGTTGGCCGTGTTGTCCTTCATCGCCAGCCATTCCTCGTAGCTCGTAGCGCGGGGCATGAGGTTGGCTATGTTTACTTGGACCGTGGGGCGGTTGTCGTCGTTATTCTGGAACTCAGGCACGCGGGCCTTAAGTAGCGTAGTCAGGAGGCTGTCCGAGTACTCTTGCTGGGTGTCCACCAGCACGCCCTTGTAGTACACCCCCTTCTCGATACCATGTACGGCCCGACGCGTGGCCTCCGAGATTAGGCCAGCCACACCATTCTGCATGGCCTCAGTAAGTATGCGATCCGTCTCAGGATCATCCTTGCGCCACTGTTTCACGAACTGCATGGACACGCCTGATTTGCGGCACGCGTCGAGTAAGTCGGCGCAGTTGCCTTCCAGGTGTAGTACGAGATTGTCCAGGGTTTCCTGATTACGCATGGGTGCCGGGGTGAGGGAGGGAAAGGCGCGCTCGCGTGTGGGATGCTGGAGGGGGATTAGGTGGGTGTCAAGCCCCCTGCATCGTTCCCGCTAAGCGGGAGCGTTGCTAGGATTTCGGCACAGGGGGCGAAATGTACTATGGAAGGGGTAGGGTTGAAGTATGGTACTATGTTGACTACTGAATTTTTGGAAAATTTTGGTGCGGTGGTATATATTTACAACCGTACCCGCCCTGCCGCTGAACCCGGTGGCATACTTACTAGTGCAGTAAGTACTAGATACCTTTACAGTTGACGAGTACGAGTAAATTACATATGTAATATTAAATACGCGAGAGCTTTACAGTCAATGAGTACTAGTAAGTATTGAATACAGTACTAAGCAAGTAATGAATACTGTAAAGGTCATGCATACTAGTAGGTATGTACTGTAAAGGTCATGCATACTAGGTAGCAGTAGCGGGAGGGTGCCCGGCGCCTATAAAGGTCGTGAGTATTGTAGTTTCAAGTATTCGCTACTGAGTATTGTACTCAAACTAGTAGGCGAAGTAAGTAGAGAGGTAGTGTAAAGCGCTTTACAGTGCTTCCGTACTCAGCTTGACTGTAGAAAATTCCTCTCTATGTATGAGTATGCATGCATGCATCAAAACACCCATATATATACAAGTATAGTTAGAGTCGTGTTCAAATCTACATATATAGGAGCTTCACCGTAGCGATTTTGGAACTCCCGATATCTCGAACCTCCAATTTCCCGAGCAAAATCAATGGGTTACGGAAATCGCTCGACAGTATAGATTGCATCGAATATTCTAATCTATGTTCACCCCGATTATACATTAGAGGCTAGTAGTGCTCGACACATACTCCAGTATAGACCAGACTATTGCGTGGTCTATAAAGCATAGGCCATATCTAAATCAGCAAGCCTTGAATAATTTACCGCAGATACATTGCGACGTGTTCTTACTACTGCGCTCAGGACAGTATTACGTAGTACTCGACTGGTCGCGGCGTGGTAATACTCCAATCGCGCTAGACGCTTACTTGATTACTCAATCGGGCATGGTCGCGGTATGGGATAGCCAAGTAACGCGCGGGGTTCCTCAGTACTGGACAACCCTAACAGCGCCGTTCATGGCACGCGTACACGCTACAGTGTTGCAGCTAGTACATGGCACGCGCGAGTTGTACGGCCCGGTATCACTGTTATGCCATTACGTGCCGCAGTCAGACCCGCAACCCCTAGATGCGAACATGTACACAACACCTGTAAAGCGCATGGGGCCTAAGCCGGGCGCGCGTCGCAAGCCGCGCGTCACCCGCTTGCCTGATATCCTATAGGCTTACTGCGGTATGCCTGTCGGTTATACCCTACTATTCCTATAGGGGTTAAAAGTACGAAAAGGGAACAAATCGCCCAAGCCGTTTTTCCATACTCGGACCTACCCCAAGCCCAAACGCCGCCAGCGGGCTTCCTAGGGGCTCCTAGAGGCATATGCGCTGATGCATAGCCGCGCGTTCCTGACTTACTCGGATGCATAGCGCACGCTATTCATCGAACGACGTTAGCAACCATTGTTATCCGACTTACTGTAAAGTGTGTCTTCTAAATCACACTTTTCCATGAACAAAGCCGGAACACGCGAAAAAGTACATGCCCGGCGTCGATTTCCGTTTGAGCCTGTAAAGGGTAAGGGTATTCATTCCCTGCCCTTTGGGCGTCAGACACACCCCGGCGCAAGCCGCGCCCGCACACTAGGAACCGCACCCATGACTTACCGCGAATTAGCCGCGCGCCTCGCAACCCTCTCGCCCGAGCAACTGGACGCGCAAGTCACCTATTGGGATAGCGTGACTGACGAATATCACGCGCTGACGCACTTGGACGTGGCGCAAGTCACTGACGTGCTGGACGCGTCGCATCCGTACCTTACCGCCGCGTCCGCGTGGCAACCGGCTTAACCCTGTAAAGCAACCGAAGGAACCGCACCCATGACGACTCTGTATGACACCCGCGAACAGTGGCTGAACGCTTTCATTGAGGCGGCGCGCCCGCAGTTCGAGGCGGTAAACGCGCCTCTCCCGTCCAACCTCCGCGTCAGCGTCGGTTTCACATCGCGCGGCGCTGGACGTGGCAAGCGCGTCCGCATCGCTGAGATATGGTCTGACAACGCCAGCGCTGACGGACACTACGAGATTTTCGTCACGCCTACGCTCCCTGACGTGGCGCGCGTTTGCGATGCGGTAACGCATGAACTGATCCACGGCGCGGTTGGTCTAGACGAGGGACACGGCGCGCATTTCAAGCGCGTGGCAACGTCGCTAGGCCTGACTGGCCCCGCTACCGCCACGGTCGCGGGCGAGGGATGGTACGCGTGGGCCCTTCCGATCATTGAAGCCCTAGGTCCTATGCCCTACGGCGCGCTCTCGGACGACGGCGCATCGTCGCGCCGTAAGAAACAGGCAACGTCGCTACTCAAGCTGCAATGCCCGGCGTGCGGGTTCCTGGCGCGCGTCACTAACAAGCATATCGCGCCGCATCCGTTCCTGAACTGCCCCGTTCCTGACTGCGCGGGCGAACTCATTTGCGAGGCGACCGAAGACGAGTAAGAGCGCAACCGGAGGCGCGGTACGCCGCGCTTCCCATTGCACCCCTACATGCACTGTAAAGGCACCCTCAAATGGCACGCGATACCGCCACATACGATCCAACGCAGGACGCCGCGCAACGCATCCTGCGCGCCTATCCGACTATGAACGTTGGCAAGTACGTCCCGATTGACGCCCGCAACGCGTTACACGCGCTTGCGACGCAATGCGGCGCTACCACGTACGCCGCTGATTGCGCGTCCGACGCTGACTTGCTCGGACTGTGGCGCGTGGCGCTGAAATCGCCGCAGAGTGCGCGGCGTACGGCTGAGAAGCTAAATGCGCGGCTGGACGCGTACGGCGCGCGCACGCCCGCTCCCTCGCCCGACGCCAGCACGCCGCAACCCTCGGACGCGTCGTTTGACGTGGCGCAAGCTATACGCGCCGCAACCGAACCGCTGGCGCAACGTATCGCCACGCTAGACGCTGACGTACGCGCGGACTTCGCGGACCTACTCGCCAGCGCGTCGCGTAGCACGTTGGACGCTATGCGCGACGCGCTGGCGACCGAGGCGCACGCAGCCGCGACGCGCGCTTTACAGTCGATGCAGCCGACGCGCGTAGAAGTCACGCGCCCGGATATGCCCGCTATACCTCTCGGATTGGCGCACTGTCAGACGCCGCGCCTCATTCGGTATCTGGCGGCGGGCGTGAATGTGTACCTGTACGGGCCAGCCGGTTCGGGCAAAACCACGGTCGCGAAGCAAGTCGCGGACGCCTTTAACGTGCGTGCGTACTACGCCGCGAAAATCTCAGACGAATTCCAACTGCTAGGGTTCATGCAACCGGCGACCGAGAAGCACCCGGAAGGCGTCTGCGTACGCACGGCGATGCGGGAAGCGTACGAATTTGGCGGCGTCCTACTGTGGGACGAATTCGACGCCAGCGACGCCAACGCGGTCGCAGCGATGAACATGGCAACGGCGAACAAAATCTGCCAATTCCCGGACGCGCTTGTGCGTATGCACCCTGACTTCAAACTGATTGCGGCGGGTAATACGGCGCTGACGGGCGCGACCGACGAATATCAGGGACGCAATCAGCAGGACGGCGCGGCGGTTGACCGCTTCGTGTTCCTTAAATTCGACTATGACCTAGACCTAGAGCGGGCCATCGCCCCGAACGCAGATTGGTGCGCGTACGTGCAGACGGTACGCGAGTGCATCGCAGAACGCGGCCTTAAGCATCTAGTGACGCCTCGCGCGACGCTGGACGGCGCGGCGCTGATTGCGTCGGGCGATACCTGGACGGAAGCCGCTGACGCGTGCATCTGGAAGGGACTAGACCGCGATACCGTGGACACCCTGCGCGACGCCGCGCGCTATGCCTTTAAAGGTTAAGACCATGCAAACCCGCGTTACCCGCACCCTCGCCCGCTATCACTTCGCCAGCCTGCGCGAGTTGGCCCAATACATTGACGCCACCCCGCGCGTCTGGAAGCAAAACGCGGGCGCGAAAGAGTACGCCTCGCAAGATTGGGACTTGAACGCCGGGTATGACGGCGCGGTGGAAATGACGCGCAGCGGCTGGCTCGAAGGCGCGCAGCGCGCGCAGAAGGCTTTAAAGGCTTTCGCGCCCGCGACGCCGCAACCCTCGCGCAAGCTTGACGTTGTGGGCCAGCGCGTCAGCGTCCCACACTTCCTGACGGGCCAGCCTAAGAACATGGTACGGCGCGTGCGTACGGCTGACGCGGGTTCCGGGCGCGTCCTGACGCTCGCCGTTAGCGTGGTCGCGTCTGCGTTTACGTCAGCCGAAGCAATGTCCAATTACGGCGTTGCGGTCGCGCAGTACGTCAATCAGTTGGAGCGCAGCGGCGTCCGCGTTCACCTGATAGGGACGCTGGCGGTGGAAAGCGACGCGCAGCGGCTGGCCCTAAGCTGGACGATTAAGAGCGCGGGCCAGCCGCTCAATCTCTCGGCGCTCGCCTTCGCCATTGGACACCCGGCGATGCTGCGTCGCATCGGGTTTGCGTTCATGGAACGCCAGCGCGACACCCGCGAGTTTCCCTCATACGGTGGAGCGCGCGACGCGCTCTTGTCGGACCTGATCGACGCGCCCGCTGGCGTTGTCATCCTTAATGGCATGAAGCAAGCCAACACCCACGCGCGGACGCCGGAGACGGCGCTTGCGTACGTCAGCGCGCAGATTGACGCCGCGCAGAAGACCCGGAAGGCGGCCTAACATGGGAAACTTTAAAGCCAACGCGGCGCTCACAAGCGCGCTACTGCGCGCAGCGGATACGCTGGCGCATCTGCGTCCAGCCTGCGACGCCAGCGGCAAGGCGTTGGACCGCGCCGCCTTCCTGTCATGGCGTGACGCGTGCGTCAGGCTTGCCGTACGCGAGACGCGGGAGGCGGGGCAATGACAACCTTTAAAGCTAAGGACGTGGAGGCGTGGCGTATCCCCGCTGACCTAGCCGAATTGGAAGCGGCGCTAGACGTGGGACGGCTTCACGTACGCATGAACCACGGCGCGTGGTGGATCGTACGGCGCGGCGGCAAGACGCGGCGTTGGGTACGCGACCCGCAACGCTGGCGCGTCCCTATACGCGTTGGCCTGCGCGAGACTGGCGCGGCGGAACCCTATAACCTGTCCATCTTTCGCATCAGGCCGCCAGGGGCCAAATCCGCCCCGCTGGCGGCCTCTAGGCGTCCGACCCTGCCACCCCTACCCGGAGACGCCTAGCGCCGTCCTGGGGCTTCCTGGGGGCCTTGACGCCCGACGCCTAGGCAAGCTAGGCTTTGGCAGATCGGCACCCGATTACACCTGTAAACTGAGGATCACACATGAGCAACTTTAAAGGCACCGCCGGTCGCATGGGGCTGACCATGCGGGAAGTATGCGAGCTAGACCCCGAAGGCGTCACGTACACGTTTGTCGAGGGCGGCCCCAGTGGCACCCCCACGCACATCGCCGTGAAAGTCCTGCTGGACGCCGTACGCGGGCGCATGGATACGACGTATTGCCTCCTGGGCGGCATGGTCCCGGCGCTCGAACGCGGCGACCTGGGGGTTGAGGAGGCGCACGCTTTAAAGTTCCCCGAGGCGGCGCTAGAGGTTCCCGGTATCGTGGGCGAGTGGGGCAACGATCACGTAATGATCGACGGCGCGCATCGCGTGTGGCGGCGCTGGAAGCGCGGAGACGCGGGGTTCCATGCGTACGTGGTCCCGGAAAGCGTGTGGCGGCATTTCGTGGTGCTGGACGTGCCTGGGGATGCGGCGTTTTGGGACGACTTCAACCGCAACGCAGTCATCCGTACGCCTGAGATGGAACGGCTTTTAAAGCTCCTGGGAGTGAAGTAGCCATGACCGACGCTCGCCCGCCTTGGCCCGCATCCGTACGCCCGACGCGAGTAAGGCGGGACGAGCCCGACCAGCAGGAATTGGACCTAGAGCCGTTCCACTTGGACGCGGCACCTTTAAAGGACGTGTGCCCGCCCCCTACGCGCTACGGGGGCGACGAGTACAAGTGTCGCACCTGCGGCGTCATTTGGAGTATTGACGAGCCCCGCCCGCCGTGCGATCATACTGCATCAACCAAGGGATGACCCCATGAAGCTCACCATCAAGAAACTCCCCAACGGCGATTTTGTCGTGCTGGCGGATCGCAAGCCCCTTACTATGGTCCTGACGCTGGACGTGTTCGCCCGCGAGTGGGACGCCTTTACAGTCGTTCCGAACACCGCCGACGTGTACGCCTACGACCAGTGCGTCGCATCGTCCAAGTCGCGCAGCCGCCTGCTGGAAAACCTGCAAGCGTTCGCCTCCGTACTGGCTCAGGCATAGGGAGCTTTAAAGTGGCCAACCGCACGCTTGACCGCAACGACAACTTGACGCACCGCGAGTGGCCCGTGAGCCCGTCGCGGTACCCCCTGACCGGCCCGTCGCGTGGGTACGCCTACGCCCCGCCTCCGCGCCATCGTACCTTCCTGGGCGGCTTCATCATGGGTATTGCGTACCTGTGCCTGATGCTGTTCGCCTTCGGGTTCGCCGGGTACATGCTCGCCGTCACGTACTTTAAATAGTATGTGGATCGCGCACCCCATCGGCTTCGTCATCTTCCTCATATTCATCGGCGGCTACGTGTTCGGCTGTAATTGCGATGACGACTGAGCAAGTAAAGGCGTTGCAAAGATACATCAGTGCGACGGTGTATTTTATGTTGCACCATCGCGAGGGTGGTGGTAGTGTACTTGAGTACCTGGCGGCGAGGAAGCATTTAGAAGCTACCCTCGGCGCTGACTTCCCCACCCAACCCAAGCGGGACTTCCCCGACTTACTTTAAAGGGCATCATGCGCTACTTCATCCAAATCGAAATCAAGAACGCGGAGGACAAGTTCCGCGTCAAGCGCGTACTCGCGCACCTGCTGTCCAGCCCCGGCGAGTGGGATGGCCCCCTGCCCGAGACGGAAATGACCTGCCGGGAGACTGGCGGCATCCAAGAGCTTCACGCGTACGAGCGCGACGGCTTCACCATGAAGGGTCACGTCAACCCCATCGGAGGGCTTTAAAGATGACTGACAAACCCAAGGCACGACGCGGGTTCGCCGCGATGGACCCGGAGAAGCGGCGGGAAATCGCCCGCAAGGGCGGCGCGAGCGTCAAGGCGTACAACCGTAGCTTCGCACGCGACAAGGCCCTGGCGATCAGCGCCGGGAGCAAGGGCGGGACCAACTCGCGCGGCGGCGGAAGGCCCAGCAAATGAGCGAGCCCCGCGCGTGTAACTGTGGCTCGGGGAAGCCCCGCCGCGCCCTGTACGACGCGCGGGGTATCTTCTGCGCGTACGTCTGCAACACCTGTGAAGCGCCTGTAAAGGCGAAGTACCGGGATGACGTGTTCAACGATAGCACCTACTGGCACGACGAACCCATAGAGGAAGACTGACGTATAATACGTCAGTCTTACAATAGACGAGGATTAGCTTTAAATGAACCCGAACAGCAAGGGCTACCCAGCCGAGTTGATCTACGACAACTACAACGACGCGCTCATTACGATGAGCGAGGCGGTGGAGCAATTCATCGTACTCCTGGCCGGGGAGGATGCGCCCGCGCTGCCACGCACGCCCAACGGCAGGCTCCGCGCCTTCCTCGACGTGGCCCGCAACAAGGGCCAAGTGGCCCACCACCACGGCAAGCCCCCGGAGGCGTGCCCGTACTACCCCAACGAAGACCGCGAAGCGTGGTTTGAGGGGTACTACCACGAACGCCTGAACGCCTCCGTGGGAGAGCTTTAAATGAAACCTACCCCCGAACAGGCCGAAACGATCCGCCTGGGCATCGCCATGAGCGAGGCCATCATGGAGACGGTAGCCGAACTGTTGCGCCTGATCCCTGACGGCGCGCACGTTGGCATCGTGGCGCTTACTCACGCCGCCGCGCGCTTTGAAATGAAGTGCCGCGCCCCTGGCCTGTCGAACGCCGAGTACCGCAAGCACTATCACGAAGTCCTCGACGAAGTGATGGACTACGAGGAAAAGCAGAGGGCTTTAAAGTAGATGCCCCAACTCCCGATCACCAACGAAATACGAGCGGACGACCTAGCCAGTGCCTTTAACAGCAGCACCGAGCGTCGGCTGTGGCGGGCTACGAAGGGAGGGACGCGCTTGCTCCCGACCGTCCGCTTTATCTCGTCAGGCTCGATGGTACAGATCACGTACCATTTAAAGTACCAGCACTTCACGGTGGTCTTCTCCCGTGCAAGCTGCGCCTTTGGCGACTTCCTCGCCAGTACCTTCCGCGACCTGTCGGCCATCCTGGCGGCGCTCAAGGCGTCTGGATACCCCTTCGCCGCTGCCGTGGACCCCGCCGCCGTCCTACGGGTGGAGTACGACCCCCGCTCCAAGGTCGCAACCGTGGCTGTAGCCCTGACCGGCGACGACTGGCAGGACGCCGAGCCGATGCCTTTAAACGTACCGGAGAGGAGCGAAAATAATACGAAAATAACTGTTGACCCGCCCGAGTACGACCTGTAGAACACCCTTACCAACTCACACACCCGCAAGGAACAACCCAATGTCTGAACAACCCGCTCCCAACCCGGCCATTGCCGAGTTTGAATTTCCGCAGATCACCGGCAAAGTCACGTTCGACTGCGCGACCATCCCCGCTGACGTGCGCCTCGACTTCCTCAAGGGCGCTGTCCGCGCCTACATCGCCAACCGGCTGAACGCCGCCGCGACCCGCTACAGCAAGGACGAAACCGTCGCCGCCTGGGCGCAATACGAAGCCGCGACCGCCTCCGATCCGCTGCAAAGCATCGTGCCGCAGCCGACCGCTGCGCTGCCCGACGAGCCGAACTTTAAAGAGGTCTACGACCGCGCTGTCGCTGACCTCGCCGCTGGTACGATCCGCCGCCAGGGTGCCGAGCCGAAGGCCCGGAAGACCAAGGACCCGCTGGTTTCGCTGGTCACGGACGCCGTTGTCCGCGCCATCTACAACGACCGGCGCGCGGCGAACCCCAAGTACTCGTTCTTCGACGCCCGCAAGGAAGTCGGGACCGACGGCGTGGCGTACCTGCACGCCATGATCGAAGCCAAGGTCGCGGAGGGCGTTGACCGCGCCCAACTCGAAGCGTCCCTGGAAGAAAAGTACATGGGACCGGCCAAGCGTATGCTGGGCCAGGAAGTCAGCAAGAAGGGCGCTGCTCTCCCGTCGATCCTGTAACGACCCCCCGGTCTACAGGAGTACGACGGTACGAGGGAGGGCCGGGGTTCCTGCGAGGGAGCACCCCGGCCCTTTTCCTTTAAAGTAACAGCAAGGACACCCCACATGCAACCCGTACCCTTGAAGCCGTGCCCTGTGCGCGTAGTAATCAGGGACGACAACGACCCCGACGCCCCGCCCATCCACGACAAGACGGCGGACCACAACGACCGCTTTTTCCGCGACTGGATCACCAAAACAATGTGGTGGGCGCTGCGGAACGGTAAGTCAGTGAGCATGTACCCCGAAGCACCCTAACACCTTTAAAGAGTACCTGTACCCATGAAACTTGCAGAAGTATTAGAACAACTGACCCGAGCCTGGGCGCGTACATCGCCCAACGAACGCCCCAGCAACCCCGAGGTTGTACTGATCGTCAACGGCGTGGCGCACCCCATTGGCGACGTGTGGTTTGAACACGGCCAAGGCAGCAAGGGCGCTATCTGCATCGGGGATGACCCACGATGACCCTGTACGTGTACCTTGTGTGGCACTACACGGACGCTGACCACGCCTCACGGCTGGTAGGCGTATTCGCCAGCAAGAAGCAAGCGGCCATCGTCTGCGCCCACCTGGGGCCGGAGTACCGCTACGTCGCCAACTCCATCGCCGGGTTCCCCTGGTTCACCGTCGGCCTAGGGTTCGGGTTCCTATGTGCCATGACATTCATCGTACTAAGCCGAGGACTTTAAAGATGCCACGCCTCAAGCGCGACGCTGACGACGTGGAAGTCTCAGCCATCGCGACCGTTGACGGTATGCAGGCTATCCGCATCACCGACTACGTTCACGTAGTCTTCACCGGCAGGAACAAGCTGATGAGCGTGTTCCTGACGCCCGACCAAATACGCGAACTGCGTGGCATGTTGGATGGAGCCCTTTAAAGGTCAGTGGTCCCCTGGGGCCTTGTATGTGGTTGTACGCCCTGAAATCACCGGGCCTGGGTGGGTTTTAAAGGTGTACAACTTCGCGACGTGGCGTCACAAAACAGTGATCTACGGCACGGAGGCGGAAGCCCGTACAGCGGCGGGATGGTGGCTCATCTGAGGCCCCTTGCGCGTCGGCGCGGTTGCCCGTACAAGGGGCGCTGCGTTTGCCACGCATAGGGGCGAGCCCCCCTCTCTCCTAGGCCCCCTTGCCGGGGCCACAAGGCCCCTAGGGACCGTTCCCCGACCCTCCCTAGGGGCCGACCCGGCAAGCGCCCACAGACCCCCTCAGAGCCCCGCTTGACAGCATCCCCTAGACCGGCCTAACCCTGGCGTCCGCCTGGGTTCGGAAGGCAAACCGTACCCTCTACACTTTCACCGCATAGGCAAGTATGCACCAGCAACAGCACGACTACGGGGAGTTACTAAACGCCTTTACAGCGTTTACTTCCCCCGGTCAGGTCTTCGAAGTCAGACTACTTCACCACAACAAGAAGCGGACTGACGCCGGATACTTCGACCACCCCTCCCACGCGGCCACGGCCATAGCGGCGCTGCAAGAGCAGTACGCGGGGATTTACTTCACGCCCAACCCGGTTGACCCGTCGCTGATTGCGCGGTCGAGTAACCGTATCGACTCCTGGGCGCAGCACACTACGATGGACCCGCAGATCGTGCGCCGTCGCTGGCTGCTGGTTGACATTGACCCTGACCGCGTACCTGGCATTAGCTCGACAGACCTAGAACTGTCCAATGCCTTTAAAGTGGTCAACACCATCGCCAACATGCTTGAGCTAGAAGGCTGGCCGCGCCCCTTCATCAACCTCTCTGGCAACGGCGCGCACGCCCTGTACCCGATGGACGAGCCCAACACGGAGGAAGTACGCGATGCTCTACAAGTCTTCCTCAAGACACTTAATGGACGCTTTAAAGATCACGGTTGTTCAGTCGATACAACGACATTCAACGCATCGCGTATTTTTCGAGTGCCGGGTACGTGGGCGCGGAAAGGCGATAACATACCAGCGCGTCCGCACCGCAAGGCTTACATGGTTGCGGCTCCATCCCAGCGAACCGACGTAACGCTGGCGCAGGTACGCGCCTTCAACGAGCGCAATTTAAAGTACCTGGGTACGACGGAGCTAAGGAAGGGTGTTAAGCTCCCTTTAGAGTACCCCGGAGACGAAGCAGTCTATCGGGGTTTGAACCAAAAAGCTTTGGACCGCGTTAAGGATTGGGTTCCCGTACTATTCCCCGACGCACGCGAGTACAAGAACGGCTTTCGTATCTCGTCCGACGCGCTCGGGATGCACTACGAGGAAGACCTGACCATCCACCCGTTCCCGCTCGGGATCAAGTACTTCGGCGTTGCGGACCAAGATGACGCCACGGAGGGCAGGCGCACCGCTGTCAGCGTAGTGGCCGAGTTCGTCACCGAGGGCAGCAAGCTTAAAGCGGCTCAGTTACTCGCTGATACTTTAAAGCTGCCGCTCACCGAGTTTGATATTTTGTCGCAGGCCCCGTTGGTTCAAGGGCTTGACCTGTTCGGTGGGTCTGCTAACCTACCTGGGACGGCGGCGACCGCTCCGCAATACGACTTCCGGCGCGTCCCGTCAATGGCAGACCTGCAAGCACGCACCTTTAAAGAACCTGTATGGATCATCCCCAATGTTCTGCCAACTGGAGCCATACTTCTCGCAGCACGGCCCAAGATGCGTAAGACGTTTCTGGCGCTACAACTGGCGCTCGCCGTATGCGGCGGACGTAGATTTCTCGATTACCCTGTCAACCAAGGCGACGTACTTTTTCTCGCGCTGGAAGACAATGAACGGCGGCTTAAGTCTCGCATTAAGCTGCTTCAAACCCTTGAACTCAACCCGCCTGATCTGTCAGGGTTCCGTTACTGGACTGGCGGTGTGGATATATCGCCAGCCGGTCGCCAGTACGTCGCGAACCCGGAGGAAGCCGCCCGAGCCTATGCAGCATTTCCCCGTGGGGAGGCTGGGGTGGACGCTTTAAACGCCTTCCTCGATATCTTCCCACGTACCAGCCTTGTCGTGATCGACACGTACGCGCACTTCCGCGAGCAATCGAACAATCGCGACGTGTACCAGCGCGACTACGACCAAATGATGCCGATAACGAAACTTTGTGCTAGACGCGAAGTCTGTTGCGTGGTAGTACACCATGAGAAGAAGGGCCTCGCCGGTAACGACAGCGGCGACTTCATGGAGGACGTTTCAGGTACTACTGGCATCACCGGCGCGGTTGACGGGATTATGTCCATCAAGGGTCGCCGGGGGTTTCAGGACCAAGCGGAGGAACGCAAGTTACTCTTGACAGGCCGGGACATTCCGCATGACCTAGACCTAGATATCAGGTTCGACGCAGAACGGGGAGGCTGGCTAACAGCCGCGCGTCAGGACGCAAAGGCAGCTATTTTAAAGATGCTGGCGCTTCACCCCTACATGACCCAAGCCGACGTTACCGGGTCATTCCCCAACGTACCCAAGTCCCGCATTGTGCAGGTCTTGACACAGATGAAATTCGAACACACCATCGTTCACGACCGCCTCGGGTATCATCTGCCTAACCCCTTTAAAGGAGACTAACTTGTCCGGTATTCTGGAAGCCATCTACGCCGAGTTGCAGGCCATTCGCGCCCAACTCGCCCAACAGCAGCCCGCTCCGCAGCAGTACGCCCAAAGCGCTCCGCAGCAGCAGCAGTATATCGCTCCGCAGCCCGCCCCGCAACAGCAGTACATCGCTCCGCCGCAGCAAGCACCCGCCCCGCAGCAAGCACCCGCCCCGCAGCAGAACATCACCGCCGACACCATCCTGGCGCTGATCCAGCCGCACATCGGCAACCCCGTGACGAAGGAAGCCCTCGGCGGCGCTATGCGCGCTATGGGCATCAACGCGCTCCCGGAGACGCAGCCGCACCAATTCGCAGAACTGTACGCGCGCTTCCAAGCCGTACTGGCCCAGCCGCAGCAGCAGCAGCAGGCCCCGCAGTCCGCGAACATCATCTAGGCCCGCGCAGTTAGCCTAGATAGGCCCCCGGTACGCCGTTTGGCCCCACCTCTCGCGTACCGGGGACAACCTTTAAAGGAGCCACCATGAAGCCACCAGCCCACCTTCCCCAGCACGTACAGCGCATCTACGCCGAAGGCGACGAACTGTCGCAGAAACTCGGCAAGGTCAATGCGTTCATCCAGGGCGAGGCTTTTAAAGAGCTTGCGCCGTTGGACGCGCACCTGCTCTCGCTGCAATCCGAACTCATGCAGTCCTACCTGCACGTACTCACCATCAGGCTCGCCCGCGCCAACGACGCGCACAACGGCGTACTGCCTGACACCGCCACGGCCCTGAGCGCCAAACCGGGTATCATTCGGGCAAGCTGATGTTCACCAAAGACAACAGCAGGCACTACAGCGGCGTGAAGATCGTACGCGCATGGCATTGCAGCCGTCGCGAGTACTGTCACTATCGCGGCTGGGTAGTGCCAGAGACAGAGGGTGTTGACGAACCCGGTTACATCGTTGAGTATGAACCGGACGAACACCCCAACCATCCGAACCACGACGGATACATTTCGTGGACCCCTGCCAAGGTGTTTGATCGTACTTACACCGAACTCTAACAGAAGGCACTTTAAAGTGAGCGAAGACTCGATCCCCGACACCCCGTACGTCCCTGCCGTGGAGCCGACCCCGCCCCCGCCGCCTGCCGAGCCGCCCGAGCCGACAGTACCGTCTGAACCCCCGCCTACGGCCCCCGAAGGTGACGTACAAGTCGGTGCTACCACAGTACACGCGGTTACGCCGTCTAGCGTCGTGCCGCCCGAGCCGTACAACCCGCCCGCGCCGACCCTGGAACCAACCGCCCCGGAAAGCGTTGACGACGGCGCTACGGTCGAGGTTGAAGACCCCGACGAGGAGGAAGACGACGGCGAGTTTGAAGCCGACGAAGGCGACGAGCCCGACGAGGAGTAAACCGCGCCGCGACGGCTTCGCGGTACTTCAAGGCGAGGTACTTTAAAATGTCTGACGACAACATGGGCTACGGCGGGCGCGCGATCCACGTCCCAGCCAGTTCGACTAAGGCGGGCGTCACTCCCGAGCCCGTTGAGACTACGGCTGACGTGGAGCCTGCCGACGACAAGCGCGACAAAACGCGCGGCGACAAGACGAAGCCGCTGGTGTAAGAGCAGGGCATGACAGTACACGCTAAGAACCGGCCACCCTCCGCTGCGAAGCGTTGGCTGTCATGCCCGTATTCTGCCCTGGTTGAACCCCTGTACCCGCGCGACGACACCGCGCAGTCTTTAAAGGGCGATACCTGGCACGAACTGATGCAGGCGCTAATTACGTTCGGCACGCTCCCGCTGGAAGCCGACCCCGACGCCGCCGACGCGCTGCAAGACCTGTACGACTATGTACTGGCACGCGTTAAAGTAGCTGGCCCCGGCGCTCGCGTGTACGTCGAAGTTACCCTGACCATCCCCGAGACAGGGGAAATCGGTACTATCGACATTCTGATCGTCGGCCCGTACTTGATCGAAGTGATCGACTTGAAGTCAGGTTACATCGTCGTTGACGTGTTCCAGAACGCGCAAGAGCTAACGTACCTCCTGGGTGCCATCGCCCTGCACGGCGAGCGTCCGCAGTACCGGCTAACCATCCACCAGCCCAACTACGACCATATCGACGGCACGCTGCGCCATTGGTCGCCCGTGGACCTTGACATATACGCGCACCGGACAGCCGTACTCGCGTCCGTGGAGCAGCCTGATCGCATCTTCGCAGGCCACCATTGCAAGGCCACGTACTGCCCCCATCGCGGCGCGTGCGAGCCTTTCCGCCAGTACGCTTTAAATGACCTCTCGCTAGGCTGGCACAGCAGCGAGTTGAAGTCCATGAGCGACGCTGATCTGAGTAAGGCGTTGGACGCCTCAGACGAGCTAGGCGGCTGGCGTAACGAACTACGCAGCGAAGCCATGCGGCGTATTATGAATATGGACCGGCGCATCGACGGCTACAAAGTCGTGAAGGGCCGCAAGCAGCGCACAATACTTGATCCTTTAAAGGTCATCCAGCACGTATGGGACGAATTGGGTATCGAGTGGGCGCGTCGGATGATACCCGACCTAGCCTGGGTGCCAAATCTGCAACCCACGCTCCCTGACGCTTTAAAGTGTATCGGCACCCCCAAGCACATTGAAGACGTTTTAAAGCAGTACGCCCGTCAAAATAAATTTAAGCGGGGAGAGTGGAAAACCCTTTACGATAACGTCGTGGGGGCGTATATTCGAGAAACCAACAGCGGCCTTACATTGGAAAAGGCCAT